GCATCATAAACCATTTTGTTACGATACTTAATCATTACATCACGCAGATATTGTTCTGCCTTACCTTTTGGTAAGTTACCTACGTCAATATAAAATATTCTTCTTTCAGGCGCCCTTGATAAACGATAGATGACAATTGCATCTTCTATCATTCTTAGCTGATTCAAAGGCTTAATTGCCTTATGTAAATATGAAATCACAAACGTATTCTTTGCATCCATTTGACCAGACGAACAATATACAATTGCATCTGTAGCAATACGAACTCCAGAGTTTACATTTGCAGAATATGTTTGTGTTGTTGTACCTTTGTCGTTGTAGACGTAGTATTCACCAATAGACTTAATGATTTGAGCACCAGTCTTTGGGTCTCTTTCTTTTACAATCTCACGAACTTTTCTTATTTTTCGTGGGTCAATATATCGTAGTTCTTGAATACCTTCTTTAGGGTTATTCTCATTGACTACAACATGAAAATATATTCTACCATCTATGTACCATCTTTTGAAGAGGTCATCCGCCATGTTTGAAAAGTTTAACATATGTTTGACATTGTTAAACTCATTTCTAATTTTATTCTTAATACTTTCAGGCTGCTTTAGATTGTCAAGATTTATGTCAACTGATTTACCATCAACATCATGTGTGATAGCTTCATTGACAATATCATCAATTGCTCCATCTAACTCAGGGTGATTTGCCATCTCACGGTATCTGGTGATTAACTCAAGTTCATTGCGAACTGAGCCTTCTAAATCAACATATGTTCCGTAGTAAGCATTGTTTGTTACGGTAACGGCACCATCATCAAGTGCCTCGTTTGGTAAAGCAAAGGAACTCTGACCTTTTGGTGGTTCCTTTGCTTGTTCTTTTTTACCTAAAGTAAAGCCAAATAACTTTATAGCCATAAAATATCCATCCTATATCTTGAGAGCACGCTCTCGTTAAACCACACCAGTTTCTTCGGATTCCCACCATTGATATGCCATTGTAAGGGTAAATTCCTCAATCTGATCATTCGCACCCCAATCTACATCAATTGGAGATATGTCATATGGGTAAATCCCAATAAACTTGTATTTTTTCAATTCATCACCAGTTTTTCCAAACTGCGTTACTTTAGCGTCAACTGAATAACCAAGTGGCGCTAAGGCCGCTGGGTTTCTTACATTTAAACTATGTGAATTGAGGCCGTTCATCCATCTTTCCATTGCGTTACGAACTGAGAAGTCCTCATCATTGATGATTGTTACAGTCCAATCAGCAAAAGTTCTGTTACCCAAGAACTTTAATTCACGACCAAAATATGTAACTGGTACAACACCAAGAGTGGCTCCTGGTAATTGTGCTGTTCTACACATAAAAGTCATTTTAGTCTGGGCATTCTCTGGTGCTGAAAACGCTGGAAATGGCATCTCAACCTCGAACAGATTAGGGCGGGCGCCATCACCCACCATTTGTGTTCTAAATTCGTTTACATTAAAAGCCATTTATTTTCTCCTGTTTTCCTTTTATTTAGAAGCGTCCTACGACCTCTTCAAACGAAACTCCTGTTCTTACTGCAACAAAGTTAAGTTGTATGAAGTTGATTGATCTTGCAGGTTTAATGTAAATGTCTCCTACAAATTCGTTACGGTCAATTACTTCGCCAGTATTATTTGATTCATCACAAACAACTCTAAAGTCGGTAATACCACGGCGACCTTGGACATCTCTCAAGAATGGTTCTACAAGAGCAACAAACTGAGACCTTGTAAACTGATCGTTAAATTCAAAGAGTGAGAATCTTGCAGCTCTTGAGATTGCCTTTTCTAATACGATAAACAATCTACGAACATTGATTCTATCAAATGCAGAAGGTTTTGATTGCATTGTCTTGTCTCCAAACAATACTGTGCCTTCGCCTTGGAATGCAACGACTGGGTTAATGCCTTCTGAATAAAGGTCATCTCTATTTGTTTTTGTAGGATTGAACGCAAGTTTAATTACGTTCTTTATAATACCACGATTCAGACCACCTGGTGAGAACCAAGCATCTCTCTCTAAATCTGTTCTTACACATAGACCGGCTATATCACCATTAAGTGGTACATATCTATATACGTCATTATATTTGTCGTATTGATATTTGTAGCCAGAATCTAAGAAGGCAAATGATGTAGAGGTAAGTAAGTTGCGGAATGTTTTAGTATCATCAACTTCACTACCTGCATTATTTACAACATCAGATCTTCTTGGTGATACAAAAGCGATACAGTCTTTCCTTGTAACTGCAATATTATCAATTACATGAGTAGCAACTGTTTGATCTCCTGGACCAGTCATTACAAGTGATATATCAACTGAATCAGCATCAGCAAATTCATCAAATGCTGTAACTACGTTTGCAGTTGATGTCGTGCCATCCATACCATTTGTAAATGATGCAGAAAATGGTGTATCAATATTTGTAAATGTTGTAGAAGAGGTATTACCCCAATTCGTGCCACCTGGTTGATGACCTGTCCACCACACATACTCTGATGTTCTATTAATTACTTCTTTATAGAAGTTTGAATCACCTGAACCTGTCTTAGCGTCTGAGGCTTTTGATACAAATGCGTACTTGTCAACAACTGTATTAGCTGCATCTGAAAACTCTGAATCTTCATCAACAACAATAACGTGCAACTCATCACCTGAACCACCTTTATTTGATACATAATCAGATGTGCCTGGTGCGACTTTGAAGTCATCAGCGTATTGCCATTTGCGTGTGATAGGTGCCCCTGCAGCTACGTTTGCAGTAAAAGCTGTATCGACTACAATTGCAGAATCATTAGCAGATAAAACATTAATAAATGTCGTGCCACCATCAACTGATACTTTATCTCTTGCAACAAATCTTGTGGCGGCTGCCTGTCCAGTCGCTTTTATATTAATTACAGTTGTATTATCAACAAGATAATTAAGTGCATTTGCAGTAACGGATAAGTCAGCGGCTAAATTTTGTTGAAATGCGTTTGCACTTGGGCAAATAGAAATTCTTAATGAATTACCTCTTGCGCCAGGATACTTAGCAGTAAATGGCCCTAAAAGTGCAGCTGCACTAGAGTGATTTAAGTCGTAATCATCATCATTTTCGATTAGAACTGCGTTACCGTTTGCAGTAGCATTGTTTGCCCCAGCTCCACCGCCGGTTGAATCTTTGTTGATTGCTCTTACAAGCTTTAAATTATTTCCATACGCTAAAAAGTTTGCAGCTGTGAACCAATATTCAAAGTTTGTTGAATCGGGATTGCCAAATCTTTCCTGTAACTCAACCTCACTACCTACTGTGATTACTTCGTTTGCTGGTCCCCATGCAAATATTCCAGCGTGAGCCCCTATTGAAGTGGCAACGGATGGGACAATAGTAGTGAGATCAATCTCAGATACATTTACTCCCGGTGATAACTGAAATGCCATGGATTTCTCCTTTTTATTAGACTAGACGATTGTTTATTCTCATTTACTGTCTATTTAGTGTTTTCAAAATCTCGTATTTATATTGCCACTTTGACTCCAGACATCATCACCATCAATTGTTATCTCTTCTTGTAACCCATCATCAATAATTCCTACTGGAGCTAGACTTTCTTCTATGAGAAGTGTTTGTTCTTTTAATAAAATTGACCTTACATCTACATCCGTTGAATCTTTGAAGTATGCTTGTGCTGTTAACCAACCAAATAATACAAGTCCCATAGCTAAATCATCATTATTACCCTCTTCAGCTGCATAAGAATCTTTTACACGAACAAAAGAGTTTAATTCGTTAATTGTATCAAAGTCAACAATGATTAACTTATCTGATTCAACAAGTGTTTTTAAGTTTGCACAGCCAATTTTCTTTACGGATTTTGTAGTCTTGATACCAAATGAGGCATTTCTTTTGAATCCACCTGATATTGTTTGGCCTTTTATATGATGTTGGTCTATTTTGTAAATATTTTCATACTCTAGGTCATAATGTAATATGTCAACGACTTGTTGACCAATGTTGTTTGTTTCAATAAGTATATAAGCTGCATTGTACTTCATACCCATTGAGTAAATAATATTTGGGAAAAATAACAAAGGCAAATCATTTGCCCTGTATTTTGCAACTTGTTTATATGGTGTTTTTGTTACATCTATAATATTGATTGCAGAATAGTCCGCACCAACACCTTCTGAACAATCAACTGTAGCTATGTAGATATGACCTTCTTTAGGTTCTTCATACATATCTAACTTATCAATTGAGCTGATAGGGTTAAAAAATGCAAGTGATCGTAACTTTGCACCAGATATGAGTGTAGCTGCCGAACCTATAAACTCTGTTTCAAACTCTTGTCTAAACTGTTCTTCAGATGTATTTCGTATTGTTTCTTTCTTCCAGTCTTCATCACGACCTGGTACCATAGACCAATGAACTTCAAATGGCACATAAGATGACCGTTTTTCCATTGCATCAACCCACATCTTATAGAATAGATTGAGGCCATTTGGTGTAGAAACAATGATTACTTTTGTTGTTTTACCTGATGATATCACGGGGTACGTAGCAGTAAAAAACTCTTGTGCCATATTATGAGGCACGAAAGCAAACTCATCAAGAAAGATTAGATTGTATGTACCGCCTCGTACACCTGAGTTTGATGTTGCATATGCGTATATCTTAGAACCATTTTCAAGTTCTATATTACCTTTGTTCCAAGTGATGATACCTTGTTGAAGCCATAGTGGTAAATATTCATATGCTCTTTGTAAACGACCAAGTAT